GTGTATAGGTTATGGCCTTCCACTATCATTGAGTTTTCCATTTATAGGTACTTTTTTCTTACTATTTCAACGTATTCCGCCCATCCGCCGCCCATAACCTTGTGTTCCTTGCACACTTGGGCGGCAAATATTTCACGTAATGCCAGATTATAACACCGGCAATCAAACAAGTGGTTTTGTACCGCTGAGTTCTTTTTAACCCAAGCCGCCTGTATAGATATACCGTCTTTACTTTCTGTTACCCGGTGCTCAGCTTCAAAATGACTGAAATAATTATTGAGCAGGTAAAGCCCATCTGAGGGGATAGGGAAATTCATGAACCCGGACGGCTGCACCTCATCACGCTCATCATAGTTTAGCCGTATCATATCGGCCAGCAAGTCTTTTACCAGGTTACTTTGCAGTAAATACAGGTGTGGCCTGTTCACGCTGGGCTTAAACATCTTAACGTTTACATCGTATTTATTGTATTTACCCGGCGGGCTACCCTTCAACCCCACGGTATAGAAGTTGCTTTTATCCATATACTCCCAGGCATAGTTTTCATAGTGGCCTATATCTATGCCGGTGATGACAATTTTAAGCTGGCGCCCGGGGTCAGTGGGGTAGGAAGCCCCTAGTATTTTGTTTAACTCTGGCCATACGCTACGGGGCTTGTGTAGCTGGTAGGTCCATGGTTCACGGTCCCTTTTTACTGCCAGGGTGTTTTCACGGGGCACGAATGTTCCAATACTCCCATGGCGAATGCTATAGCTACTGCCTGTTTCACTCCATGCTACAATTTCATAATCCAGCCTGGCATCATCCACCGTGCCGTTCAAATCGCATGCACACGTTAACAATACAATGTTTCCATTACCGTGGCGCTGGCTTAATTTTTCAGGTACCGTGCCTATGGGGTAATTCATTATATTTTTTTGTAGCTGGTTTGCTGTAAGTTCAGCGCCGGATTCCTCATAGGTATACCCCAGCACTGTATTAGTGAACGCCTTATAATCTTCCTCCTTACGGGGCTGGTTGGGCGGGCATGCGGAAAGGTATTTATATACATAATGCTTCCAGTCATACATACCTACCGGTGCATACAATGCTGAAATATGGTAACTGAAATACCCGGGCTGGAAAGGTTCTGCAGTAGGTATCCACACCCCCATATTTAAAAGGTCATGCTTATCCTTATCAGTAAAGAAGCCGCCGCACTTTTGGCATACGTACCCTACACTTTCCTCAATAAGTTTGCCGGCACTGTCCAATTTCCAGTATATGCCAGCCTGTTCATTGTCCTCACCTTCCAGCGGTAAACTCCATTCCCATGGAATCATTGCCCCACAGCATGGACACGGCACATGCCATTTGCGCTGGTCCCCTTTTAAATATACCGGCTCAATATTACTGGTATGCTGAAGGGTGGGTGTGGATATGTAGAATATTTTTCGACGTTCCCCGAAACTGGCTAGACGCTGTTCAATCAGTGATGTGGTGGAACCCTCCGCCTTTGTGGATGACTTTACGGCGTCAAAATCATCAATGAAAGCATATTTTATGGACCGCTGGCGTAGCAAACTTTGGTTTGATGCACTACCTGATACAAGGCTACCCCCTGCAAACTCTTTACTTTTGTTCGTGTCACCGGTCCGGCTGTTACGCTTTCTAAGCGTATTGGGCTTTATAAGAGGTCGAAGGCCGCAACTATCAATCATCTGATCAATACGGGTGGTCATAATTTCCTCCGAAAGGTCCGCATGGCCAGATAAAAACATGATAGGCCCGGGCGCTTCAGCTATAATATACCCTATACCGTTCTCAATTACGCCGGCAGTAAAGCCAATTTGCGTGCCTTTCATTACCGCTACCGTATGGGCCGGATGCCAGGGGGCTAAGCAGTCCACAATTTCACGCAAGTACGGGCTACGGTCATACCTGAAGGGACCGGGAAAGTTTGATATCTCAGTAGACATAACCCTTTTGCTTTCTGCAAACTCACTGGGTGATATCCCGGATAACTGGAATTCCGCGGATGATAAAATTTCCTCTAGTTGCTCAGCGTAGGATGGCATTTTTTATTTGTCTATCACGATTATAACAGCGGCGACATTTGTACCCGATTCCTTAAACGCGCCTTTTTCAACGTTTTTAATTTTGGCACCCACAGTTTGTAGCCATTCCTTAAACTGAACTTCTTTTTTATTGCTGGAATGCTGCCAGTGGGTGGAGGCAATAGACACCAACCGTCCACCATGGCTCAACTGGTCATACATTTTTCTGATATGTACAATATCCTGATTTTTTGAAAAGGGTGGGTTTGCTATTATTCTGTCAAAACTGGTGTCGCAGGTTAAGAAATCATCGCCTAATAGGCGGAAACCGGGAATCTTTTCTAGGAATTTTTGATTTACGTCCATGGCCTCGTAACCCCAAACCGTCCGTGCCTGCCATGTTGATTTGTGAATCGCTTTTACGATTGCGCCCTGTCCTGCTGACGGCTCCAAAATTTCAGCGGTATCATTTAATTCTGCCAACTCTACCAGCGTATCCGCAAGCGGGTCAGGCGTAGCAAAAAACTGAAACTCTTTTTTAAGATTTCGGTTTTCACCGTTAGCAATCTGTGCCAATATTATTGCCCTTCCATTTTCCGCCGATTAATTCCAGTTTATTTTTTACCTCAGTATAAGTTTTTCGGTCTAATTGTTCGGGCGGTAGTTTAACTGTATGCCCCTCAACTACGCAGTTTTTTAATATGTTGATTGCTTCAGTAGATAATTCTTTTGCCATAGGTTCTATATTTTTTTGTTTTAATTGTTGCTGGCGCTGCCATTCTTTTGGGTCTCGTACTTGTAGCTTTTCATCCTCAGTCCAATCAGATTGTAATTCATCCAAAAGCGCTTGTAACTCTTTGTTCTGTTCCTCAACTTCTTTATTCATTTTGTTGAGAAAACTCATTATTCTATCGTAAGTAGGAGTTGTTTTATATTCAGGTTCTGTCGGATTTTCATCTTTAAATTCACCCGAACCGTAATCAAAGTGTTGATTACTGATATCCGGCGGCGCGTCAAATAAAGAAGGCTGCTTTATCATACCGCGGATTCTACTAACTGTTTACACTCTAAATATACTTTCCTGTAATCTTGCAGCGAATGAACGCGGTCTGAATTGGTTTCAATGGCATACACTATAGAACTATATTTTCTTTGCCCAAATAGCCTACCCATATATCCAGGTGGAACGGCGGTGAATTCATCACACAGACCTATACACATAAACCGGCAGTCCACAATTTCCTTTTGCCTGTATTCGCTATCTACCTGTTCAATGGTTATTCCGTGGTACTTACACACAATCTCTTTTATTTCCTGAACTTTGAAATAATCCTGAGGGGTGATATCCATGCGGCCGGCGTATAGTTTTTTGGGCCGTACTGCAATAAACCAGCTTTCACCGGAAAGGGCGTGCAGCTGTTTTGAAAATGCGTTGTACAATTCCGCAACCTGGGTAATGGTTGTTTTATCCATAAGGTTAGTTTTTATACTGGGTTTCTTTCACCTACACCACGCTTTGCAGCGTACTCATCCACAATATTTGAAATTTCTTTTTTAGTTTCTTTGCTGGCTTTTTCGGCGGCCGCATTTATGATATGCAGAAGCGATCCGTTCAATTCCGCCACTTCGTTCCTAGTCAGTCCTTTTTTCTTAGCTATCAGCGTTATCAACTCATCCGCCCCCTGCTTAAATGCCACCACCATGTTTTTATTCAAACGTAGGATAACATCTTTTGCCATATCTGTAGGAATTACTAACCCTTCCTCCTTATGCTTTTTTAATTCCAGCAGGGCGTTTTGGTTCTCTAACTTTATTATTTCCTGTTCCAGCTTCTGGGTGTATAGGGCGTAATCTTTTTTACCACTGGGTATGTCAGCAGGTACCCCATCCCTTACATCTGTAGCATCATTGCCACCGGCACCTTTTGAAATACCCAGCTTTGCTAGGAAGATTTTGTTTAGATGGTCCTGATCATCTATATAGTATTCACC